CCCGTGCCCTGCCTGAGATGATAGTCGTGGTCAATAGCGTCCAGGGGTATCCCGCACAACCTACCCCGGAGCTGGTGCGCCTGCGGCGAGGGGTACGGCAGCGCCAGGGCCGTTGTACAGAGTGGTGCCCAGTCCGGATGGACACCCCAGAGTTCGCCCAGGGGTCCATGCTCTAGGACGGTGAGCCCGTAGTGATCAGCGGCAATGAGCTGCATGGCTTGCACGGCCCACTTCAGCCATCCAGGCGCGGGACGAATCATGAAGGCCCGGCAGGCGTGCAGGGAAACTTTCTCCGCCTGCCCTGCCATTCTGCCGAGCGCGTAGCAGGCGTAGAGGATGTCGCGCTCTCCTACGTGACAAATCAGCTCGTGAGTGGCACGGGCTTTGCCGAAGCGCGGGAAGAGCGTGTCGATCAGGACGGCTTCATGGGCACCGCAGGAGACGAGAGGTGTGGTGGTGGTCATGCCGAGGCCTCCTCTAACGCCAGCATGAGTGGCGCAAAGAGGTCTTCCTGGATGGCGACACGAGATGTGACCGCCTGGATATTGTTGACTGCCTGGGCGAAGTACGAAGGTTTTAGCTCAATCCCAAGAGCACGCCTGCCCATCGACAAGGCCCCAAAGACTTCACTCCCTACGCCCATGAACGGTGTCAAGACGATGTCGTCAGGGTTGCTCCATAACGTAATCCCTCGTTCGATCACGTCGAGTTGCAACGGGTGCACGTGTTTCTCGTCTTCCTCGTCACGCGCCGGCTTATGGGGGAGCACCCTATCCAGGCGGATATCATCCCAGAAGGCGCTGGCATACTGCCGCCAGACCCATTGCGAGTAACGGTTCTCGATCTGATTGCCGCGGTAGTTGCGGTATTGCAGGATGTCGGTGGGGATGTGCTTACTGCCGATGTATTCCGTGAGCCCTGTGGGATGGCTCACAGGCACGGCATTGGTGCCCTTGCGCCGAAAGATCAGCAGTTGATCGGCGTTAGCAATCGAGCAGCGCGTGGAGTCTTCGGTCAGGGCTTTATGTGAAAGACTCTTGGTCATCGTGCGGTTGCGAACGGTGAGCGGCTCTTTCCAGACGTGATACCGGGCCACGAATTCAAACCAGCCATGCCCACAGAGCCCTTTGCGGCGCGTCAGTGTCGATGCCTGGCAGGACGTCTGCTGGCAGTGGACATGCTCTTCGATAATGTCTGAGGAAAAATCGTAGAGATGATCGAGCCCACTATTCCCGCTGGGGATATCGGTACAGTGCACCGCACTCACCCGTCCTGGCTTCGTGAGCCGGGCGATGCCGTCAATGACAAAACGGTAATGCTCCCAGAACTCGTCATGGTTTAAGCAGTTGGATAAATCTCGTTCGTCCGAGCTGTAGGTGTACAGGCCTCCAAACGGTGGAGAATACATGCTCAGGTCAATCGACTGCGCCTTGAGCTGCCCCATGACCTCGATACAATCGCCCAGATAGAGCCCGTAGCGATCTGTGATGACCTGTTCTAGAGCCATGGCGGCACCTCAATCGTTGTAGCAGTGTGGTGAGTGCGGTCGATATGGAGCGCGTGATTCATCTGATGGACGAGTGCGGTAAACATCCGATCCGCTGCCGCGGCTTTGCGGGTCATATTCGCGTGCACGTGGGCCTCCCCGGTGGTCGCGATCGTATCGACGACGACAGGATGCTGTTGGCCAAACCGCCAGCACCGACGGATACTCTGATAGCGTTGCTCAAAGCTATGGGAGGCGAACGTGACGACATGCGCACAGTGCTGCCAGTTGAGGCCCCAGGCCCCGATCTTGGGCTTGCAAATAAGGACGCGGGCCTGCTGTGAGGCAAAGGCGGCGTAACGTTCTTCTTTCTGCTCATCACCCTGGGAGCCTTTCACTTGAACGGCATCCGGGATGAGGCGTTCGAGAAGATCACCTTCCGCATTGAAGTGACACCAGACCACCGCAGGGCAGCCATGCTGCACCAGCGAGGCGGCATATTCGCAGCGCTCCTGCAAGGTCCGCCGGCGTTCATCTCGTTCCTCTTTTAATCCAAAAGCAGGGAGCGTCAGGAGCATGCCATCTGGGGCCGTTTTTGGCGTGATCGTGTGCTCCTGTTCCAGCAGAGGCGGCAGCAGAAAAGCCCCATCGTCGAAGCCGAGATCTGAGGGTTTCCGACACGCCCGTGCCCACGAACAGACCCATTGCCAGAAGGGGTGCTCCGCATGGCCCTTCATCCGCCAGGCGCCGATCTGCTGCGCGACCCGGTAGGCGAGCTTGGCAAAGTGGTTCCCACTATTCGCATGACGGGCCAGCTTGACATCGTTCATGCGGTGACGCTTCTTATCATCCATCACAAAAAAGCGGGTGAGCATATCGGAGTAGCCGAGATAGCCGAGTGCTTCTGAGGACGTGCCTAACTCGATATAGTCATTGGGGGCCGCCGTGGCAGTTCCGAGCAGGCGGTAGGGGATTTTGAGCATGAACCGTGTGACATGTTTCTGCGTGGCACCGGAGAAATGTTTCAGGATGCCCGACTCATCACAGACGACGCCACCAAAGTCGTCAGGCGTGAATTTATGCAGCTGCTCATAGTTCGTCACCGTGATATTCGGTTTGACACTGCCATCACGGGACTGGTGGCACTCAATATCAAACTTCTGCCCTTCCTGGACGAACTGTGCCCCGACCGCGAGCGGGGTCAGAATGAGCACCGGCCTATTGGTCTGGCGCACGACATTCTCCGCCCAGACGAGGGACTGGAGGCTCTTCCCCAGACCACAATCCTCAAACAGTGCCCCTCTGCCCTTCCAGAGCGCCCATTCAACCAGTGCCGCCTGAAAGTCGAATAGGTGCGGGCTCATCCAATGCGGGCTGAAACCATAGGCTTCCCCGCCGTGGCTTTTGCGTTGCAAGAATGTTGCGTACGGGACCGATATGCTATCGTCTGTCTGCACAACCATACTGTCTCTCCTTTCTAGAGATGGAATGGTCACGGCGTCACTGTGTGTGGCAGTGACGCCGTGCTGTGTTGTGTTCGTCGTACCTGCCACGTCCTCCTCCGCCGCGCCCAGAGCCCCCATGCCCTTCAAACCCGCCCACGGGCATGCCCGCCTGCCGCCGGGCCTCCGCCAGCGTGCCAAAGAGGCGGTGGACCGTGACGGCATGGGGGAGCCCCTGGGCCTTGGTGAAATCGTCAGTCAGGGGCCACCGTCCCTGCTGCTGGTGAAAGGCCTTAATGGCGGCAACCACCCGCTGCGGGGTCCACTGGCGCGTGCGATGCGCCGGCATCATTGGCGGGGGCGCTGGCGCATACGGGGCAACGAGTTCGCTGATGAGCAACCCATGGCGTCGCACAGTCGGGCGGGTGGGCAGGCTATACGCCGCGCACCATTGCCAGGCGAGAGGCCGGCAATGATACCGCGCCACAAACGCCGCCAGTGCCTCCCGAATCAGGGCAGGGGTCCAATGTATGGCATGGCCTGTGCTCGTGAGCATACGCGGGCCTCCTACCACCAGCCCCACGGCCCATGCCCCGGGCCTAGGAGTCCTTGCAGTAGCACATACGCCACGACCAGCCCCACGCACACCCCGAGGAGCAGCGCGCCGACGGGCGTGAGCTGCTCAGTGTGGTGCGTGCACTGGGGGCAGGCCTGGCTCAGGGGAAAGAAGGTGCGGTGGGTCCGGCAGAACGCTAACACCGCCGGCGTGATGGGGGTCTCCGTCGTGTCGTGCATGGGGTCCTCCTCTCTCGTGGTTCCCTCCCCCCACAGGCCCGCCCTCCACGGGGAGCCTTCACCCGGCTTCCTACGCTGCTGGCGCATCCTCACATCCAGCGGGCCGGTCGGCGTTGCGCCTCCGGTCACCGGGCGGCGATGCGCAGGGGGAGGGGATCGGTGGTTAGGGCGCCTCGGGCTCCGTGTGTGCCAGCACCAACGCTTCCGCCAGCACCACCACCTGCCAGGTGACGCGGTCGATGGAGGCGGCCAGGGTGCGCAGGTACGCGGCCTTCGCCTGCTGGCGACAGATGGCGCAGACGGCCAGGTGCGCATGGTTACTGTGCACGGCGTTTTCCTTTCTGTGGTGGGGTAGGCGCTGGGGCCTCGGGCTGGTGTACCCATACCCCACGACACTGCCGACAGACCAGCGTCTGCCAGCCATCCGGGCTCACGCGAAAGACGCCTGGGGGGCAATCTGGGCACTCGGCCAGAGCGCGCAGCAAGCCGTAGACAAGCCCCCCGACACTCTTGTGCGTGTCATTCAACTCAGGATGGCGATGGAGAAACGCGGTGCCTTCGTCGCAGACGATATTGACCGCGTGCAGGTCAGTCGGCATCAGTCACCTCCTCTAGGAGTTCGACCGTGGCTTCGTCATGTTCTAACAGCCAGCCCACCACCACTTTGAGCTGGTGCAGGTCGTAGGCGAGTTTGGTGACGACAGCGGCCAGAAGGCCCAGGGTCATCCAGGTCAGCATGCGGGCTCCTTTCTGCGGGGGGCTGCCTCGTCTGACTAGTCTTTCTCCACACAGATCACCGCGGCCGACAGACGGCGGAAGTCGTGGCGCCCTGTGGGGGTGATCGCATACAGACCAAGGCCGGTACGGCGGACGCGCTTGGCGCGGCGGTCGGTCTGGAGATACTGGGTGGCCTGCTGTGTTCCGGGGAGGCGGCAGACCCGATTGAGGGTACGCAGGGACCGCGGGGCGCCCGCAAACAAGAGATACGCGCGTAAGCGGTTGGTCGTGTTGAGCGCCAGAAAGGCCGCTTTGTCGAGGGCGCGCTGGGGGAGGGGAAGGGCGTCAGTCGCCATGGCTTCTCTCCTGGGGAAACGGAATCACCGGCAACGTCGTCTGCGCGAAGCGGCGGCGCAGCCAGCCATCGAGGGTGGCCTGTATTGTGCCGCTGTGGTACGTGTTTTCAGTGCTCCAGACCACATCAGAGGGGTGAGCCTTGTACACCGGCATGCCAATTTGCAAGCAGTGCCCGGCCAGCCACTTGCCGTATTCGTTTTGCAGGGCAGGGGTCAGTTGGTGCGTGAGTTGATGCACAGCCGCATACTGCCGTAAGGTCACCCACTGCTGCCCCAGCAAGGCCAGATCGGCTTTCTGGTTGGCCTGGGCGGCGTCTGCCTTGGCGCGGTCGATCTCCGCGCGATTCTGGGCAACCGAGAGCACCAGGCTTTCGATGGTGCGATTCTGCTGGAGCAGGGCTTGGAGGTCAGGATACTGTTGCAGTGCGGCTTGGTCGGTGGCGTAGCTGCCCGTTTTGCGTATGGCTGGCACCACATCATGAGTGATCCAGCGCTTAAATTCCTTGGCTTCCTTCTTGCGACTACTCAGAACCAAGGTATAGAGGCCAGCTTCATTGACGATCAGCATATCCTGGGGACGTCCGGCGCTATCACTTAAAGTGATGACGGCTTTTTCGTCAGCATCTAAGCGCTCGCACGCCTTCGAGACGTTCTTAAGATTGCACTGCTGACAGACATCGGAAGCCTTCCACCAGGGGTTGCCATCTTGGTCACGGATCGCGGGAACGTCCTGTCCGTGGAATTGAAATGGGATGAGTTCAGACGGCATGGGTAGCAGACTCCCCAGGTATAAGAGGTATTTGTCCTAAGTCAGGAATGAGTTGATGTATAGGTGTCTGGAGAAGATTTGCAATACGTGTAAGCGTGTTCCAATGCGGCAGCGTCTCTCCCCGCTCCCACCGCCACACCGTGGCGACATCGACCTGTAAAGCACGGGCAAAGTCAATTTGACTGATGCCCTGCTCTAGTCGTTTTGCTTTTATCTGGTTCGTCATCCTCTCAGCCTCCTTGCATTTCATGCAAATTATAGAACTCGTTTGCATCAAACGCAACAGCTATTTTTATACTCCTTGCATGAAGTGCAAAGGTGAGGTAGAGTATTGACATTGCATTAAATGCAAACATGGAAAGGAGGGATAGAAGGATATGGCTAGTCGTGTCGAGACTTGCCGGAGGCAGTTTGGCGAGCGTATCCGTCTCTATCGCCAGATGCGTGGATGGGATTTGGATGATTTGGCAACGCGGCTCAACAAGTCGTTGGCAACGCTCTCAAGGATTGAGACGGGCAAACAAAACCTCACAATGGTGGATATTGTGGCTATCGCTGAAGCCTTGGAGGTTTCGCCGAGAGACCTTTTCCAAGATGAGGCATATCAAGGCCCTAATCATTCCATTGGCGTGAAAGTGATCGGGACGCATTGTGAAAAACTCGTTGGGGTTCTTGAGACCGCCCTCTCTGAAGTCCATGGGATACGGGAAGCGGTCAAGGTTGGCTTATAAGAAGGAGATCATATGCTCACTGATGAACTTATGAAGGCAGCGACGCAAGCGCGCGCAGCCCTGGTGGCGCCACCAAATGCGCTCGTTATGGCGCTGGGGAAAGAGTTGGCGAAGCAAGCGCAGGTGGTCGCAGAACTACGCAAAGCGACACAGCCGAGCCCTGTCTTGTCGTCCCTGATTGCGGCCATGGCGCGCATCGTGCCAAACGCGCAACGCACGATACGGCAACCAGCATTCCGGCTCCTCAGTACGGCAGACTTTCCCGCGATAGATGTAGTCCCACCTTCACGGAAAATCGGCTTTTAATTGTAACCTTTCTTAATATGATCGCCCCACACGAAGTACCGACATTGTGCACAAGAACCTCAGCCAAAATGCAAGAAAACATGAATGTAGGCAGGTCCATTTTTTCGCCCTATTGTAGGGCCTGATGCTATTGTAACGTCTTGAAAAAATGTCTTTATTTCTTCTTTGCCCTTGTGGCGACTAGAGAAATCTCAATAGAACTTTTTGCTCTTTCATGCGGTAATGCCGTTGCTCTGCACATTCTTCTTGCGATAAGGTGCCGCACTATGCACTGTCCACATTGTCATCATGCCTTGAGGGGACCTCCGATGCCTAGTGCACCAGCCTACACGTTGTCGGATTTGTTAGACGCCTATACCCAAGACTATCTGCCCCTGCTTGCGCCGCAAACGCAAACCCATCGCCGGTATTTTTTTGGCTGGCTGCGTACGGACCTGGGCGCGGTGCCCTTGGCGCAGCTCAGCGAGGTGATCCTGACCACCTGGAAGCGCCAGCTGCTGACGCGCTATAAACACGGGAGTGTGCGGACCTACCTGGGCGCACTGAATACCGTGCTCAATGTGGGGGTGCATCTGCGCTGGCTGGAGCGCAACCCGCTGACGCAGGTCGTGAAGCCGCGCCAGTCGCCCTGGCGCAAGCGGTTTCTCACCGAAGAGGAGTTGCCGCGGCTCTTGCGCGCGTGCGAGCAGAGCCGCCAGGCGGCCTTGGTGCCCGTGGTGCATATCGCGCTCGCCACCGGGTTGCGCAAGCAAGAGATTCTGCGGTTGCGCTGGCCGCTGGTGGACCTGGCGCGCGGGTTGCTCTCCATCCCCCAGACCAAAAATGGCGAAGGGAAGGCGGTGCATATCCCGCAGATCACCGTTGAAGTGCTCCAGGCGTGGCAACGGCGGCGGCGCTTTGATGTGGACCTGGTGTTTCCTCGGCCTGATGGGACGCGGCCCATTTATATTGATGTGTGCTGGACGTTGGCGGTGAAGCGGGCGGGCCTCCAGGATATGGTCTTTCATGACTTGCGCCATACCACGGGTTCCTATCTGGCGATGTCTGGCGCCACGGCCCGCGAGATTGCGGAGGTGCTCGGCCATAAAACCCTGGCGCTGGCGCATCGTTATAGCCATCTCACCATGACCTATACCGCCGCGCTGGTGGACCGGATGGCCGATAAATTCTTGCCAGCGCACCGCTAGCCTCCCCATCACCCCGCGAGCGTGCGCGCAGTTGCGGGGTTTCCTGCTGCTCCCCGGATCTCGCCTCGCGGCATTTTCTGTGACGATTTCCTCAGAATACCCCTTGCATCTCATAACCTATTAGGTTATACTATTATCAGATGAAGCGAGCGACATGGTGTCGCAGCTCTCTTCCTTCTCTTCCCTGAAAGGGGTGTCCCATGGCTTCCACAACACGCGGTTTTTATGTGGCTCGGCAGGTGGACGGTCGCTGGCAGGTAGCCAGCAAGACGGGCCGCTATCTTCCCGGTGTCGGCGCGGCGCATCCCTTGGTCGCGGGGATGACGGAGACCGATCACCATCAGATCGAACGCGCGGTCTGCTGGATGGGGCAGGAAGGGGGGATCAACTATGTGGACCTTACCGCGGATGCCTCCTATCGCGTGGGGTGGATGTAGGGGCAGGACTGAGGGGAGCAATGCTCCCCTCTTTTTTTTGCGTTACGCACACTTTTTCTCTTGCATCTCACAACCTAATAGGTTATTATTAGACATCAGATGACGCGAGGGACACCAACTACGAAGGGGTACGACGATGACGAAACAGACACTAGCAAAAGCCAAAAAACATGGATTGTATCTTGAGATCGATACTGAAGAGAGCATGCTGGAAATTTATGCTGTCGATCATGACGGCGAGCCCTGGGAAGAGTTCCTCGCTTCCTATACGATCAATGCGGATGGGAGCTTGAGTTATCGCGGCTCCTGTTTCTCTGGCGACCATGATATGCCGGCATGGATAGAGAATGAGCGAGCGTTGCAGGCCTTCTTGCCTGGCTTTGCGACAATCGCAACGAGTATCTCCTAGGAGAAAAACATGCAGGTAAGTGCATTACAGATTGCTTCGCGGCACGATAAAGCCGTGATCGTTTGCGAATGTAAATTATGGGCAGCCATTGCGGATGTGGAAGACAAATCCTACTGCAAGATATGTATCGGTAAGATGATTAAAGAACTACTCGATCTGCTGAATATGCCACGCGCTATAGAGTATTGCAGGCATGACGGCAAAACGCAGCCATATCCCACCGCCCATGATCTGTTTTAGAGGAGAACATGGCATGGCAACCCCCACCCGCCAGCGCCGCAGCCCGATCACCGCAGACACCTTCAAGGCGCTGCGCACCCAGGCAGGCTACAGCCTCGACGTCTGGGCAGAGCTCTTGGCGGTCCCTGCGCAGACCGTGCGCAACTGGGAGAACCCTGGCCCGATGCGCAACCATCCAGGGCGCAGCGTGGTCAGGTTGGCGCAGTTATTGACACATAAGAGCGTAGCGAAGCTGGCGAAGAAAATAATACAGGCAGAGGAGAAAAAGGCAGAAAAATCAGCAGAGGAGCGTTGACACGTATAACCTAATAGGTTATGATTAAGTATCAGATGACGGCAAGGCCACCCGCAAAAGTTTCCTTGCCGCCAACAGCTTCCACCCCTTCGAAGAAAGTGGGAAACCAATGCATACGATACCAGAAACCAACGGCCACCGCAAAGTCAACCACCAAGCCCAGTATGCCGCCGCCCACCGGACCGCCTATCCCTGGTACCGCGCGCACCTGGGCGCCTATGCCGGCGTCGTGCGGCAGCCCTGGGGCGATGGGCCGACGGTCGAGTTCCAGCGCGACAGTGATGGCAAGAGCGTGTTTGTGCGGCGGGATCATCCCGAGCTGGTGTTAGCCGGGTATATTGACCCCCGCGAGCCGCTGCCGACTGATCAGAAACTGGTGCGGACGTGCAGCCAGACGGTGCAAGCGGAAGCGGTTGAGACGGGTACGGATGCCACGACAGCGCCCGCAAGCCGGACGGCGCAAGTTGGCATGTTTCTGGCGCAGGGCCTGGAGAAGGCGAGCCGCACCGGGGACGCCAAGCTGGCGCGGCGGGTGAGTGACGCGGCATGGATCGTGCTGCAAGGGGCTGTAACCTTGCAGGCGGACGGGACAGCATTGGTGCGGAGCCAACGGGACCCGGAGGTGGTCTATCGGGTGCGCGGCAGAATGTGCGAATGTAAAGACTGGGAGAAAAACCCTACAAGATGTTGTAAACACGTGCTTTCAACAGTTATGGAACAGCGGGTAGCCGCCTAACACAAGCCGGGGCAGGCGTGCCTGCCCCGCAAAGGAGATGACGATGGATACCTATAGACTCGTAGAGCAGCATGGAGAGAGTGCACTTCCTGGCAAAAGGTATGATGTGGTCACGAATGATGGAGCACGGGTGGCGTGTATTCTCCAGCCCGGCATCGCAGGAAATGAGCGCTATGGCTTATATCTGCCCGCCATAGACGAGCACGGCGCGGCCTGCTTTCGGATCCATGGAGCGTATCCAGGGATATGGTATGCGACCAAAGAAGAGGCGTTAGGCGCGCTCATGGCCCTGGGCGACAGTCGTTCCCGCGAGCGCTAACCCACCTACCAGGGCCGGGAGGCCCCCCCAAGGAGACGCCTATGGCCCTCTATCACCGCCACAGCCTCCCCCTGACCGTGGTCGGGTACACGGAAGACGCTGGGCTGTATACACTCTGCTGCCGCGCGAGCAACGGGGTGTGCGCCATGTACCGCGTGGACGAGCTGAAAGCCGACGACGGATTAGCCGAAATCGAAGCCGCGTTCCGCCAGGTCCTGGGCTTTAGTCCCTGGCATGCGGGGGAACAGCAGTCCATATTGTTGCGGGAGATGCAACGCTAAGGCACAGAGGCCCCAGAAGGACACCAGAGGGCGGGCCAGTGCGTGACTGGTCCGCCATGCACCATGGACGCCTCGTGCGTGTCAGGGCAGGAGGCTGAGGAGAGTATAGCATGCGAGAAGCCATCAGGATGCCGTGGCTGTATTATGAGTGCCTGCTGGATATTGCCCAGGCGTATGCGCAGTGGGCGGGCCTGGTGGCGCCGATCCAGGCGCTCCGGTATTCTTGGGCGATCACGGGAGAAGAGGTGACTGGGCGTCTTGCCTCGCTGTCGCGCCGATGGGATGCGTAGCGGCGCGCGTGGCCAGGGAGCATCGGGAGCATTCCAGTGACGAAGGAGATGCGTATGGATCTTGATAGGGCGTTATGGCGCGGGAAATCGCTTGCGTTGCTGCATAGGCCAGAACTCGAAGAGGCGTACCAGCAGGTCTTGCGGCAGATAGATGCCTTAGAGCACGAAGCCGCGTGGATAGTCCGGCACTTTCCGATGGTGCCCTATGTCCCAGTCGCGTTGCACGTCTATCGTGATGCTGCAGAGCATTTGCGTGCGGCAATAGAGCATGCTTCCTAAGCCGCGCCCTGCCATGGCTGTCTGGTGGCAGACGAATAGGTGACTGGGCGTCTTGCCATGCAACACAAACGTGTGTACCATTACAGAAACGGACATGTCTGGTAGGAGGAGAAGCGCCTATGGCGTGGCTGACGCTGGTGCCGGCGGGCGTGATGGTGGGGTGAGAGTAGGGAGGTATGGCACAACCGGCTGCGACTGCGCTCTTTCCTAAAATTACCTATCCACAAAAACGCGCATTGCTTGCCGCGTATGTGTCCTGTGGTCGTATCTCCCATGCTGCCCAGGCTGCCCAGATAGACTTACGGCTCCATTACTACTGGAAGAAAGTTGATCCTGACTATGTAGAAGCCTGGCAGGAAGCCCAACAGATGGTGGGGGAATTACTCGAAGAGGAAGCGATCAGACGCGCACGAGACGGCGTCGTACGCCAAAAATTCTACAAAGATACGTTGATTGCTGAAGAGGTTGAACATAGCGATACCCTCCTCATCTTCCTCCTCAAAGGCGCCATGCCGGCCAAGTACCGCGAACGCTATGAGCATACCGGGCAGGATGGGGGGCCGATGGTATTGAAAGTCGTGTATGAGCGGGAGCCTGAGCCCCATGCCTAACGTCGTCTCTCCTCGCGAGTGCACCATCCGTCTCAAGCGTCCCCATCCTCGACAAGCCGACTTTATCAATAGTTCGAAAAAGCGTAAGATAATTAGAGCCGGGAGACGCTCGGGAAAAACCACCGGCCTGGCCATCCTCGCCGTGCAACGGTTTCTGGCAGGTGAGCGCATCCTGTATGCGGTGCCGACCGCGGAGCAGGTCAACCGCTTTTGGAAAGAAGTCACGACGGCCCTGTATGAACCCATTGCCGCTGGAGTCTTCAAGAAAAATGAGACCGATCATACGATAGAACTGCCCTGGACCGAACAGCGCATCAAAGCCAAGACCGCCTTTAATGCCGACACCTTGCGCGGGGATTATGCCTCAACGCTGATTCTCGACGAGTTCCAACTCATGAATGAAGATGCCTGGGGGATTGTCGGGGCACCGATGATGCTGGACACCAACGGCGATGCCATCTTTTGTTATACTCCGCCTTCTTTTCGTACCGCAGGGATTAGTAAGGCCCATGATCCCAGGCATGCTGCGAAGATGTATACGGCTGCTCGACAAGATGAGATGGGCCGCTGGGAAGCCTGGACTTTTACGAGTCATGATAACCCGCACTTGTCCCAGGAAGGGCTATCTGAGATTAGTCAGGACATGACGGCGCTGGCCTATAAGCAAGAGATTCTTGCTGAGGACATTGAGGCGATTCCTGGCGCGCTCTGGACCCAGCAACTCATTGACGCACATCGCTGGGTCGGCCCGCTGCCGGACTTTGTCCGTGTAGTGGTCGGGATTGATCCGGGCCATGATGCCGGGATTGTTGTCGGTGGGCGGACGGCGGATGGCCGGGCCTTGATTCTCGATGATCTCTCCGTGTCGGGCGATCCCGAAACCTGGGCGCAGCAAGGTGTGGCAGGGTATCACAAATATCATGCCCATGCGTTGGTTCCTGAGCGGAATCACGGCGGCGAGATGGTCGCAATGACGATTCGCCATGTGGATGCGACCGTCAACGTCAAGACGGTCTGGGCAAGTCATGGCAAATATGCACGAGCGGAGCCGGTAAGCGTGCTCTATACACAGCATAAAGTGTGGCATGTGGGCACGTTTCCGAATCTGGAAGGGGAAATGGTGAGCTGGGTGCCAGACGCGGGGCATGCGAGCCCGAACCGATTGGATGCACTGGTGTGGACGTTGACCGAGTTGCTACTGGCGGCCGGCAGCCCCATGCAGACCCGCAAGTTCCGCGTATGAGCCTCCCCATCGCTCCCGATCTCTGGCAGCAGCTCTGCCAGGTGCAAGCGCCGTTCCCCAG